GTGGATTATGGGAAGCATCGCAGTCCTGCTCGTGGAGGCCCTCCAGTTCCTGCCGGTGGCCATCAAGGCAGGCATGGACGTGGCGGAGATCGTCAGCCGCGCCCACGCCTTGATTAACACGCCCACGCCAGCTACCGCCGATGAACTGGCAGCGTTTGCCGACTTGCTGGCGGCGCAGCGCGTCCGCCTTGCCGATCTGACTCGGCAGCTTAACGCCGACCCGAATGGCATTGGTTAACCGGAGGCACTCTCATGCCCTTTAGCGAAGACCCGTATGGCGTAGACCCATATGGCGCTGGCACTACCAATCTCATACCAGTCCCGACTCCTCCCGCATCTTCTGGCACCACGGCCTTTAATCTAGACCTCGGTGATATCATCACTGAAGCTTACGAGCGTTGTGGGATCATGGTTTTGTCTGGCAACGACTACCGGACGGCTCGGCGGTCCATCGATATCATGATGCAGGAATGGGCAAACCGGGGGCTCAACCTTTGGACGGTTGAAACCGGGACACAGGTCCTGACGGCTGGCACCAACACTTATGCTCTGCCTATCGATACGGTTGACCTGATCGAGACCATGCTGCGTACCGGCACCGGGACAAATCAGCAGGACTATACGCTGACGAAGATGTCGGTATCGACCTACGCCACAATCGCCAACAAGCTGGTGGTGGGCCGCCCGGTGCAGGTTTACGTCAACCGGCAGATCACTCCGACCTTCACGGTCTGGCCGACCCCGGATGCTGCCCAGACCTACACGCTGGCCTATTGGCGGCTCCGTCGCATTCAGGACACCGGCACCCCGGCCTCCAACGTGATGGATATGCCGTTCCGCTTCATGCCCGCCCTTATTGCTGGCTTGGCTTACTATGTGGCGATGAAGAAAACCTCGGCCATAGACCGGGTGGCTGGGCTGAAAACGATCTACGAAGAGCAGTGGCAGTTGGCTGCGGACGAGGACCGGACGAGGGCTTCCTTCCGGTTCGTGCCGTTCATCCCCCAGAGGCTATGAAATGACAAGCCGGTTCGCTGCTGGCAGGAGGGCCAAGGGTACTTGCGACATGTGTGCGGGGGTCTACCTGCTGCATGAGCTTCGTCCGGAAATCTACAACCAAGCCCCCACCGGGTTTCTTGTCTGCTCCAGTTGCTGGGATTTGGACAACCCCCAGCTTCAGTTGGGCAAGTTCCCGATCAACGATCCTCAGGCTCTCCGGAACCCCCGCGTTGATACCAACCTGCTTCAGAGCCGGGAATTATGGGGGTGGTCTCCAGTTGGTAATGCATCTACCCGATCTCAGGTATATGCTGGGTTTGTTAGTGTAAATGGTCAGTTCCAGTTTCCCAATGCTCAGGCAGACCCTTGATTAGGAAAAGGACTCCTACATTAGTTCGGATGAATAAGTATGTTATTCGCGGGCTTCCGGGGCGCTGTGATCTCTGGACGGGTGCTGCTGATAAGAATGGTTATGGAAGGATTTGGTGTTTCAAGGGAGGCAGAAGTGCCTTGTGCCACCGAGTGGTTTGGGAAGGGGCCAACGGCTCTATCCCAGAAGGGATGTGTGTCTGTCATACATGCGACAATCCGGCGTGTGTAAAGATAGATCATTTGTTCTTGGGCAATCATGATCTCAACATGAAAGACAAAAAAAATAAGGGGAGGGCGGCTAAGAAACTGAATTGGTCAATCGCTTCTTCCATACTGGAAGATACAAGACCGGCCCTACAAGTAGCTGTATCTAATGGCATAAGCAGAAGTACAGTTTATGATATCCGAGCCGGAAGAATTTGGAATTTTTTGCAGGAGAATCCGTGATGGCTAAGGGTAAATTTGAGGACTCCAAGAAGGACAAGGATCAGGACAAGAAGCTGGCCGCCAAGAAGGGCATGAGCTTCAAGGCTTGGGAGAAGTCCCCAATGGATGCAAAGCATGACCGGCAGGAGTCCATGAAAGGGCTGAAGTCTGGCGGCAAGGTCAAGAGGAAGTAGCCATGGCCGACAAAGACGATACAGATTGGGCAAAGGCAGCCGAAACTCTTAGAGCGCAGCAATGGGGTCCTACCAAGCTAACTGTTTACCCGACAGAACAGCCTGTTATGAGCGTCCCAAGTCAGCGCAAATCTAAGAAGGGTTACTCGCATGGTGGTGGTGTCACCCGCTTCAAAGATGATCACTGCGGCCACTACGACATGAAGCGTGGCGGTTCCGTTAAAGGCAAGTGTTAGGAGAACGACAATGGCAAAAGCAAAAGGTGTTACCAGCGGCGCAATGAAGTCTGTTGGTCGCAACATGGCTCGGGCGAATAACCAGAAGTCTTCGGCCAAGGTGCCGATGAAGTACGCCAAGGGCGGTAATGTGAAGGCCCCCAAAGAGATGGTCCCCCCGTCTGGCAAGATGGGTTCCATGAATGGCATGGGCATGGACGACAGCGGCTTTGGTTCCGGCTCTGCCCGTGGCGGCAAGGCTGCGACCAAGGGCAAGAAGTTCGGCGGATCGTTCTAACCTAACCCCCAGAGGGGATGAACCGTGGCTTGGACATACACTACGCTGAAGACAGCCATCGAGTCCTATCTGCAAAACTCCGAGACGCATTTTGTCGATACCTATATCGATGTCGCCATCAAGCAGACTGAAGACCGGATTTCCAAGTCGGTTATCCTCCCTGCGAATCGAAACTATCAGCCGCTCATCCTGACAAACGGCTCTACCACGGCTAATCTTCCCTCTGATTTTCTGGCTCCCTTCGAACTCAGAATTAGCAACTCTGGGGAGTTCACACACGTTGATTACTCGGATGTCTCGTTTCTTCGTTCGGCGTACCCCAATCCTCTTATGGTTGGGGTGCCCCGCTGGTATTCGATGTTCGATGCAACAACCATTATCTTGGCACCCACTCCGACGACTGGCCTGACGGGGTGGCTCAACTACTTTTACAAACCGGAGTCCATCGTTACTGCCGGGACTTCGTGGCTTGGCAGCAACGCTGAGAACTGTTTGCTCTATGGCTGCTTGGCAGAGGCTTACACCTTTCTCAAGGGCGATTCAGACCTGATGAAGCTGTACGAGGAGAAGTATCAGGTTGCCTTAGGTGATCTGAAGAAGCTTGGCGAGAGCATGGATATGGGGGATGCTTACCGCATGTCGGAACGCCGGGTGCCTGCATGATCCAGCAGACCCCCACAACCAGTTTCAGGCTTCAGTTGCTGGAGGGCGTGCATGATTTCCGCACGACCGGGAACGTCTTCCGGATCGCTCTCTACTCCAGTTCCGCCACGCTTAACTCCTCGACCACGGCTTATTCATCCTCCGGGGAGGTTGACGTTTCCGGCTATACGGCAGGCGGGGCGACCCTGACCAACGTGAACCCATCCTCCAGCGGCACCACCGGATTCACGAGCTTCTCTACAGTGACATGGGCAGCCAGCGGCCTGACCGCTCGCGGTGCCTTGATCTATAATTCTGACGCCACAGGGTACACCAACCCGTCCGTCATGGTTCTGGACTTTGGGATGGATCGTTCTGCCCTGAGTGGGGTTTTCACGATTACCTTCCCAACCTTTAATTCCTCATCTGCGATTATAAGGGTTAGTTAAATGCCCAGTACATTCTCGACCAATCTCAAACTGCAATTGATGGCCACGGGCGAGGACAGCGGCACTTGGGGCTCTAACACCAACAACAACCTTGGAACCCTGATTGAGGAGTCCATTGTCGGTGCTGCTACGGTTGCTATGGCGGACGCCAACCAGACCATCACGACTCCTGACGGGGTCACGGGAAGTGGTCGCAAAGTCTACCTTGAGTGTACTGGAATCCTGACAACCAACCGCAATCTGGTCGTTCCGACAGCGAACAAGAACTACGTTGTTACTAATTCGACCACGGGTGGGTTCTCCATCGTGGTCAAGACGACAGCCGGTACGGGTATCACTATAGGTCCCGGCTTGAAACGGTACGTCTATGCTAACGGAACCAATGTCGTAGAGGCGATCAATAGCGTGGGCGACCTGACGGTTGCTGGCACTCTTGGTGCCTCTTCGGCGTCAACTACAGGTAACGCCACAATCGGTGGCAACCTTGCAGTCACCGGCACGACTGCTCTGACGGGCAACGCCACAATGGCTGGCACGCTGGGCGTTACCGGGGCTGTGACCGGAGCCAGTTTCAACAAGACCACAATCACCGCCCCGGCGACTGGGGCTACTCTGGCTATTGCTGACGGCAAAACGCTAACGGTCAGCAACAGCATTACGTTTACCGGGACAGATGCCACAGCCATGACGTTTCCGGTAACCTCCGGAACGGTGGTTACGCTTGATGCCACGCAGACGCTCACTGCAAAGACGCTGACCAGCCCAACGATCGACACTCCCACAA